ATACTATCTCGAAAAACTGAATGAAATCATTGAGTATTGCTGTAGAGACAACGAAGCTAAACTTGTGAAAGAAGTTTATTGGTCACCAATGCATGATATGTACAGAAGGAATTATGAGTATTGTTGTGGAGTATTCGGTGTCTTTTTAATTGGCCAGATTCCTTCTTGTGAGGCCTTGTGTAGAACAGCAATAGAGGGCAGTGTTAATTTACACTATATAAGTCTTGGTGATTCAATGGCCAAGCAAGTTTCATATTTCAAAAATCACTTAGAAACTGAGCGAAAACAAAATCAAAATTGGAAGCGCAGTGTAGAAGACTCTTCATGTTCTGATGAAGCTAAAGCTGACCACTTGCAGAGAATTGCTGATAAAGATCGGACCCTAGATCACTATGAATATGCACTAAAAACTTCACTTGCGTTAAACGACATTGATTTCGATGTGGTTGATCTAAAATGGCCAAGTATTTTTGATCGTTTCAAAGAAATAGGGCAAGAAGTAGGGTATAGAACCATTTATGCTGCCTTATGTTCTCAGGCTCATAATGATGCAGAAGACTCTCTAAATAAAATAATGGCCAGAATTACAGCAAATGTAAATGGGATGGAAGAAGCTCAATGGATTGAACAATACAACTTTTCTCTATATATGGCTCTTACTGCTTTAGATTATCACGCTTTTGCCTCTGCAATGTACCTTGCGAAGTTTGGAATTGACGTTAAAGAAATAATAGAGTTAAAGCATGATATCATTCAGTCAATTATTTATATAATTGAAAATGGTCCTCGACTGGTCTCTGAAAAAATAAAATTAAAGTAACTTTAATGGAGGCATTAAAGGTGTTTATAGTCGATGTTTTTTAATTGCTTATTTCCAAAGCATGAATCAAAAATAATATCATAGTGTGACTATTCTGAAGTTCTGATACTAAATAATTACAAGCTAATAAGTGTGTTGCGTCCATCGGTTGAATTGATAGCACATTCCGGACATTATCAAAACTATAGGCTTTTGATAGCCTCAATCAATTCCGGCCCCTGATTATTAACGTTACCCACCGCGTGGGAAACAGGGTGCCAGATAAAATGGTCAGCTGATACAGTTCCATCAGCGGCAATTTCCCCAGCTTCTTTACCTCCGATATCCTGTCTCATCCATTCGCGAGCGGCTTCAGGAACCAGAACGAGCGGCCGGCGGTCGTGGATATCGACCAGACCCTTATCGGCTGCAGCGGTCACAATCAAAAATCCTTCCGCTTCATCCCCGCGCTCGAAAGGTACGCTGCCGATAGCCGCCATAAAAATCGGCTGACCATCCTTACGATGGATGAAATAGGGCTGCTTCTTGTCACCTTCACGCTTCCACTCAAACCAGCCATCCGCAAAACAGATCGCCCGGCCATGCTGCCAGAGGGGCTTAAACATTCGGCTAGTTGCCGCAGTTTCTACACGAGCATTGATGAGCGCAGGTTTATCCCACCACCCGGGTGCGTATCCCCAGTGAACCGGATCGAGGTGTAGTTCTTCATTTCGTTTGCTCAGCAACAGAACTTTGGTACCGGGGGCCACGTTGTAGCGACCGATCGGTTCGGGGTCAAAGGCGATATCCCGCTCGGCCTCTTCTGCAAGATAAGCCAGGTATTCTTCACGGGTTTGTGATTGAGCAAATCGGCCGCACATGGTTACCTCCAGTAGTCAAACTGAAAGTATAGAAGACAGAAAATTGATGTTTGGCAGGATAGTTTACCGGTGTAATGGATGCCCCTGATACGTATAAAACAGGTTATCAAAACCGAAAAGAGGTAATGTAAAAACAAAGGGTTAGTAGGCCGTCTAAAAGTGCTTCGTAAATTGGTGAAATGCTAATTTATTCTTGTAAAGCAATTAGTAATGGTGATTCCACTTAACTACTGCTGCGCCACCTGCAGTGGTTCGAAGCCGCAGACCTGATCGTTAAAGGCACCGAAGGCGCAATCGCCGCTAAGACCGTGACCTATGACTTTGAACGTCTGATGGAAGGCGCTAAACTGCTGAAATGTAGCGAGTTTGGCGACGCAATTATCGCGAACATGTAATCCAGCCTCTGGGTTAAATAATAACGGGAGCTTAACAGTTCCCGTTTTTTATTATTAGCTTTCGAATGGTTATCAAAATATTATCAAAACAAGTTATCAAAACCCCCGCCACAAAAACCTCAAATAGCCACCTTGGTCCATCCTTTCCCACGGTCATCATGGTATCTGTCCGTTTGTTGTTGAGTCTTATGCCCCAGTAAATCTTTTGTGTTTATACCCTGTGCCTTATAAAGCCGTTCGGAAAGTGATCTTTGCTCATGGAACGTTGCCGGCGTACCTTCACCCCAGTCGATATTTGCACAATCCCTTGCCTTGCTAAAATTCATCGTCAGCGTTCTGGCTTTAACCTGAGCGCCACGTTCTGCCTGAGATGTTGTTCTGAAAAAATGCACCAAAAATGGACTAACCGCATAATCCCGGCAACGGCCTATTACGTCTCGAAGGCTCCAGTTTATCGCGTTGCATCGCAATGACAGAGGAATGGCTATCTTGCTACCGGTTTTCTCCTGCTCGATATGAAGATGATCATCCCAAATATCTGAAAATTTCATTCGGGAAATATCCCCCAGTCTCTGTCCTGTTACCAGGGCAAGTAGCATGGCATTCCCCATGTACTTGTGATTCGCATCGGCAATGTCAAAAATCTTTTGCCATTCTTCCTGAGAAAGGCGTTGGCGGGTGATCCTCCGCCGCGGTTGTTTTGTCGATAACGCCGGGTTATAGCCAGGCGGAACTTCACCGGCATGCTGGGCTTCCTTAAAAACATCAATTAGCACAGAACGTATAACCTGAGCCATTCTGGGTTGTCCCTCGGCTAAATAATCATCCAGAATCTGGGCAATATCGCGGACGTTGACTGCAGGGATTAACTTCATTCCCACGCGTTCTTTAAGGAGAGATACAGGTTTGGCTTTTTGTCTGAAGGTATTTTCTTTGATATCCCCAGATTTGAACCGCTCCTCTTGAATCTTCCAGTAACGCTCAAGCCAGGTGTTAGTCGATATTGCTTTACCTTTGCTGGTGGATATTCTGTCAGTGATTGCCATGATCTGGCGAGTTTGCTGCTCAGCCAGTCTTTTATTTGCTTCAATAGCTATTGCAATGGCTTCTGCCTCATTTGTGCCCAGACTGTGGAATTTCCCGGTAACAGGGTGTTTATAGCGCCAGTAGACTTTATTAACCTTACGACTATAAAGCGGGTATAAATTTGGAATAGTTACGTTATTTTTACGTGGTCTGGCAGCCATCGTTTAAAATCCTCTGCAATAGAACAGGATCGCTTTTCTTTACTATCGGAGTGGTCAGTTCGCCGACCAGCTCGGCATCCTCCCTGACACGCCAGAACCGACCTTCTTTTTTGGCTGGGGGAGAAAACATATTCTGTTTAGCATAGTTTCTGAGAGTGGAAACACTTGGGGGATTGCTTCTGTATTTCTCGGTTGCCCACTCTTCAAGGGTTAACATCTGAAGCATATGCTTTACCTCATAATGGCCCATTGCTGGGCCATTCTCTGAAAACGGAAAATCAGTTTTTAATCAGGCGCTGCCAGATTGCGGAAACGTACCGTGCCTGGTGCTGTGCATCCGCCAGCGCGTTATGCCGGTCACCTTCGAACAGGATGGCGGTTTTAGGATCGAAGCCAGTGGCTCTGCCGAGTTCAACCATCGTTCTGATATCGCGGTCATTCCAGTAGTCCCAGGGACAATCGAGGCAGGCGAGATCAAATGACGAACGCAAAATGGTGTTATCGAATGTGGCGCAATTACCCCACACCTGCGCTTTTTTACGGCCGCCGGCGACGTTATCCAGGACGAAGTGTGTGAACATGAGCAGGGCATCATCCAGTTTTATGGCGTCATCATTGGCTATAGCCGAACGTGCTTCAGGGGATTGTTTTAACCACCATATAACTGTTGAGGGGTCGATCTCCGCACCCCATGAGACCGCAGATTCCAGGCTGACAACTTTGTAAAATGTTTCGCCGAGAACCCCTGTAGCCGGGTCAAATAATACAGCACCGATGGAGACGATAGGGGCATTAGATTTTTTGCCCATGGTTTCTATATCCACCATGATATGAACATATTCAGCGGGTAATTCTTCATCACCATTGTGATAACTGGATTCAATATTTACGGCAGCTGACGCGCCACCAGGCTCAGCGTCGCACGCAGCATGCTCAGCTGCCGCTTTGCCCTCTGACATTTCATCATGATCCGCGGCTTCATCACAGCCAGTTTCTTCCATCTGCACATTGCTGGTGGTCTCCGGGACAGGGATATTTTTGGGAGGGATATTTTTTCTCGCTTCATCAAGGTCTTCACGCAGTTCTTCGTATGTTTTCTTTTTCGGTTTTACAGCTGGCGTCTCATCAGCCGCGGTTTCTGCTTTTCGGAGGTCAGAAATTTTGGCTATGTTTGTTGGCATAGGCATAGAGGACCGTCCGCAGGCAATATCCACGATCAGCTCGTCTGGGTGCGCGTGGTCCGTTTCTGTCATTACGAGGTTAATGTGCTCCCGGTGAGCAACCCGATCTTCCCACAGACCCACAGGCGTGGTTTTCACCGTTGCGATATTGCAGGCGCGTGAGTAATCTCGCCCACCAGGTATGGACATAAATAATTCGCGGGTTGCCAGAAACTCTTTGTTATCAAATTTGTTCATAATGGAATTAGCCTGAATATCTATTTCCATCGGGACGTTGTAGATATCGAACTCTTTGCCGCGCGCAATGAGCCCGAGGGCTATTTCATATTCCAGCCCCAAAACCGTTAACTCGGTGAGTCGATCAGTTTTATTACCGCCGCCGGCGTTTGCTCCAGACGGAGTGCGATTAACCGTTGTGATGTAATTGCCGCGCGTCCATTCTTTTGTGAGGATACCGCGGTCAAGGTGAGACGTCCGAAACCATAATTTTGCAAACTGGACCTGCTTGCCCAGCTCATGGCGCTTTTCTGCAGGGAAGACAGACTTCATTGCGCTGGTAAATTTCCAAAGCCCCGGCATATCGTATGATTTGATGTCCGGCACGTTCTCCGCCGCCAGAATCAGATTCTGTACCGCATGGTTATCGACATCCATTTCCAGAATTGACAGCTGGTTACGCTCCGGAATGCTGATGTGATAGGTATGACGGTCATCGGCTACGAATTGGGCCAGTAACTGAGTGCGGAAAGGCATTGTCGCGAGTGGATATACTGCATTCTCATCGCCTGCATCGCCTGCATCGCCTGCATCGCCTGCATCGCCTGCATCGCCTGCATCGCCTGCATCGCCTGCATCGCCTGCATCGCCTGCATCGTCTTCAGGGGGCAGCCCTTCGACAGGTTCATCTGGTTCTGGTGTGACTATTTTTCCCCAGGAGATCCCATCTTCTCCGCCGAGCTCGTAGCGGTCGCACCAGGTATCATCCAGCACGTTTTCTTCTGGTAGGTCGTCAACGATAAACCAGTTAGTGCGGATCGGCAGCTGGTGGTCAGCACCGCGACCAACGGATATTCCGGCGTCTTCGAGAAGATTCAGTATTTCACGATCGGCGCGTGAGTCGGATTTTGCCGAGAACCAGCAAAACAGGCTTTTAGCGTCAGCTGATTTTGCTTTAGCTTTGATGAGGTACGCATAGTTGCTCATTGCGTTTGGGCTCCATTGGATTGTAAGATACCCGGCAGCTGATGGCAGCCGCCTTGGTGGTGGTCATTGGTCAAAACTCGATTCCGGAAAGCTTTGGTCGGCTGACCGGGTACTTAACCCGCCTTGCGCGGGTTTTGTGCTTTATGGGGCTGTTGGTGGCTCCTGCCCGTAGCCTGGATACTCTTTTAAAGCTTTCCGTAATGTCGCTTTAGCTGCCTTTGCAGGCTGCGTAATCGCCAGTTTCATTGCAGTAGCTAATGCATCTGTAACCTGCTCAGCTGCATCCATGGCAAATTCGTGCTCCATCCACACTTCACCCTGAACTTCTTCTTCAACCTCATCGCGCAGTGCTTCTTTGACCTCAAGAACAGGTAACACTCCGACAAGTTGCTCAGCTGGTGCCGTGCTAAATTTCAATGCCAGATCGTTAGCTGACATAAAACCTCCGGAAAAAGGGCCCGCCGTATGGCGGGCAAAGACAACTTTTCCAATTTAACCAGAACAGGCCTCGTCTCCTGTTTGGTTATGATGGCGGTATTACCATCACAATGCCCTGTGCACCGGGCATTAGGCTGGTGTAGCCATTGGTCAAAACTCGATTTAAAAACTCACTGCAGGCTGTTGGTCGTCAACCGCGGCGAACGCCTGCTTGTAGGGCATGCATTGGCCATTAACTTGCTGCTCTGAAGCAGCGTCAGTGCAGATTTTTTCCGTGTCGTACACGCCGATCAAAACATCAGAGCATTCGCCGGTCAGCGCGCAGACGCTGATAACTAGGGCAAACAGGGTGCTCATGCGTTTACCTCAGGATCCCCTTTCTGCGCGAGGAAGTAGCAGAGCTGGCGAATTCTGGCGGTGATCCAGTTAAGGCGTACTGCCTGGCGGCCTGTTGCTACACGAGCGAAATCAACCATGCGACAAACTCCGTAATTGGTTTTGAAACTGAAGCCCAAAAGATGAGCCCGATGACTAGCGAAATGACCATAGAGCGGATGCCGTTTTTACTCATTTCAGCTCCTGCCTTAACGCGGCAAACGGTACTTGCTGACTAACCATTAATCAGGCTTTGCAATGCGGCGCCGGGTGCCTCCCGGTGACGGTAGCCAGTTAACAACTACTGCCGACAGCTTCTTTTCCACCCCACCCGGGAAACAAGGCGGTACTGCTTTAACTGAGCCGCGTGCGCATAGCCGCATTCACCGCATTGCAAAGCCTGCTGATTAATCTTTTTCATCTGGCCTTAAGGCGGCTAACCGAACGTAGAACCTGCTGCGCAATGATTTAAGCCATCTCATCCGGTGTTTCGTATGCCGCCGGCAGCTACTTCGTGGGCGTCCTGCCTCGATGACGTGTTGCGATGGGAATATTATAGTCACATTATGTGTTTGTGTGTCAATACACAAAATGTGACCATTAAAGGCAAAAGAAAACCGGCATAAGCCGGTTTAGATGAGGATTATTCCGATTCTGGTTTAAATCGACCTTTGAGGTACTTTTCTACGTAGTCGTCGATTTCTTTAAGGCGTACTTGGAACAGATCAATCATTCTTTCCTGTTCAGCTTCGGGTAGCTGATTGAACAGCTGCAACATACGCCTCTGTTTTTCAGGTAGCTCTTGTCCACGGTTCTCCTCATCTCCAAAGAGTAAGTAGCTGGGTGAGGTATCAAGTATTCTCGCCAGTACAACCGCATCATCAACACCGATATTTCGCGTTCCTAGTTCATAGTTGCCAACACGTGAGGCTGTAGCCCATCCGCACATCTTTGAAAGTTGCGCTTGGCTAATGTTCTTCTTTTCGCGAAGAGCCTTCAGTCTCTCGCCAATGACTTCGGACATAGTTTTCATAAAAGAATTTTACCACGCTTTGTGGCATCTTGATGATCACGTTTTGAGGTTGACAGTAGACACAAATCGTGACTAAATATTATCACAACCACTTAGGAGAGAAGACGTGAACAACATAGCTACAGAGCGACAAAAGTTAGGCATTTCGCAGGCACAACTCGCTAAGGCTCTTAATTGGGGTCGCTCACGACTTTCAAATTATGAAGCCAATCTGCGAGAGCCTGGACTCACGGAGTGCCGGTCAATCGTTGATGTACTGAACGAGCTTGGCGCCTCCTGCACTTTAGACAGCGTATTTCCCACGGAATGTGACTCTCAGGTTAGGAGCTGAATATGCAGTCCATCACCTTCGAAAATCATAACTCGCATGCCGCTGTTCAACTGAAATCTGAAAATCAGTATTCGCCGAGGCGCCGGGACAGCATGAAGTGCAGAACTATATTCGCAGCTATTCAGGAATGGGAATCAACGTTACCCGGACGTGCACAGGAAATCATCGCGCAGCTGGTGGCCGAACAGTGGGAAAAACAGAGCGGGAGGGGGATCAGCGTCAATAAGCAGAACCTTTATCGCTATCTGAAAAATGAAGGCTCATCGGAAAAGTACACCAGTTACGTGATGCAGCTGGCGCCGGCCATTGCTGATGCGATGCCGATAGAGATTGCACGCAAATATCACCTTAAACGTGGATTCACTGAAGTCGAGCTGGTGGCCAGCGCGATAAAAGAATGCAGTGAGGCGCATCAGGCGAAACTGCTCGGCGCTCCTTTGCAGAAGCTGGAGCGGGAAATCCGTGAAGCAACGATCGCTTTAATCAATCTGCTTCCGGCAGATGTGGCGGGACCACTACTGGCGAGCATCAGCGCCGTAGCGCCACAGTGTTTTTAATCGAGTTGTGACCAATAACTACATGCCCGTTAGTTTCGGGCACCAGGAGTAACCATGGCAGCGCTGCCCTACATGCAACTTTACATTGCTGATTACCTGGCGGACACCATGCATCTGTCAACCGAGGAGCACGGCGCCTACCTGCTGCTGATGTTCAATTATTGGCAAACGGGGAGGGCGATCCCTAAAGGTCGTCTGGCGAAAATTGCTCGCGTATCGGCTGATCGCTGGAAAGAACTTGAACCTGTAATTAAAGAGTTTTTCGAAGAAGAAAATGATAGTTGGGTTCACCTGCGCATTGAGCGCGATATAGAGACTGTTACCAGCTCCCCGAGAGGTAAAAAATTACCTACTGGAGAATCCCTGAAAGGGTTCAACGGTTATGTGTATTTCATCAGAAATCCATTGTCCGGGTTGATTAAAATTGGATATTCAAAAAATCCGTGGGCTCGTTTATCTGAACTTCGTCGTAACTACGGTAGTGAATTATCCGTAGTTGCTACGATAAAGACCGTAGATAAGTCGGAAGTATCTATCCACGCGACACTCACCCAATTTCGGGTAGAGGGTGAATGGTTTACGGAAAGTGAGTGCATCAAATCACTTATTTTGCGCATTGTAGCCGGTGAAATAACTACCGTAGAGGCTACGAACACCTACGTATCAAACTACTGTAGCGCTCCTACGGCTCCTACAAATACAGATCCAGATAAAGATACAGATCTAAAAGAAAACCCCTCTCTACGCGGGCGAGAAATTCCAGATATTCAGGAGCCGCAATTTCTGGTCGG